CCCATGTTTTTATTTAGCGACATTCTCGTAGATAGTTTGAAAATCGCTTTGTTCCGCCACTTCTTCTTCATAATTTCGTTTATGATACGTTCGTGCCAGTTTACGACTCAACTTCTTAGGAATCTCGCATTCGTCTTGCATTTTCTGAAGGATTTCTTTAATTAGATCACGTTCAGCCTCAATGCGAGTCATGGAATTTGAGATTTCTTGGAGGCATCCCAGAACCTTTGCCTTATCGAGTGCCATACTTATTCTCCAAACTTAGAATTTGCTGCTTCGATTGCAATGTAATATGTGATGTCAGCATTCTTGTTCTTAAAACGCGCCATACCCTTACTGGATACTGCTACATCATAAGAGCCATCCATCATCTTGAAGTTTTCAACTTTCATCGCAACGCGGAAGATCTTATCACTGGTTCCAATTTCAATCTTCGACTGATCTGAAGAGTCATCCTTAAGATCTGTTGCCATGAAAGTAATTGTAGCGCCATCGCTTTCAAATACGAAATTCGGTGAGCCAGAGATTCCCGCGCTCTTGCGCATCCACTCAAGATCTTCTTGCGAAACAGAAAATTCGCAATCTGGATTAGCAAGTGTGATGCTTTTATCTGGTGGAGTGACGATAACTTTTTCTGAACAATACTTGATTGAATCAGACTTCTTCTTATCGGCAGTCGCAATAGTAAGGCGATCAGCCTCGAATCCTAACTCAGCATCTTTATAAAGAGAAATTTTGGCAAGTAATTTGTTCAAATCAAACAAACAAAACGTTGTTGGAAAATCTTCTTCAACATTTGCCTCAACAAAAATAGTTTTTAGCGGAGAGATAGTTCGCAAAACTTTGCCATTTTTAAACTGCAAACTTTGATTAATAGTTGAAAAGTTTTTCAAAACGGCAATAGTATTATCAGACAGTTTCATAATTAACATCCTCAAGTTGTTCAACACGATTATTATACAGCGAGTCAACGAGATTGTCAACTCTTACTTTCAATGTTTCAAGATCACAATTATTATCCATCACAATATCGTAGTCCGATCCAATCCAAGCCCACTCACTGAAGTGAACTTCTGGATAAGCATTGCGCATTATTTCTTGTTTGTTATAGGTATTGCATTCTCGAGCAAGACTATACCACTCTGGATCTTCACCGCGACGAACGCGAACAACCTTGCCACCAGAATCTCTGATGGCATTGATTTCATTTGGAAATCTCACATCAGCAATCACATAGTTGTTCCATGGTGCTTGTTCGCATCGACGCATTACAGTATGAACCCAGAGGTCAGGGTGAAATACATCACGACCTGCCTCAGTGCCCATTAGTTGGAGCGCTAATCTTGGTGAGAACTCACGACCGAGTTTTTCTGACCACCATTTATCTGGCTGCTCGCGCCATGCTCTTGATCCTGGAGTGTCACCTTCAAGCATAGAGCGATTCCAACCAAAGATTGCAGCACAGGCATCCTTGACGCTGTTAGCATAACTCTCTTTGAAGAAATCATGACGCTCAACCAAGAGATCTGCGACTGTGCCTTTCCCTGCTCCAATAAAGCCTACTAAACCTACGATCATAACAAAATTCCTCTTTTTTAGAGAGTACCAACCCAGTTAGCAACGGCTGGCATATCACCAGTGAATGCATACGTTCCGATATGGTGTGTACGCATCCATGGGCAGAGCCAAATTTGACCGCCAAGACGACGCCACCATTGGCAGAACATGTAGTCTTCAGAGAGATAGCGGTCAGAGCCGAAGCCACCATTTTCAGTGCTATCAATTACTGTATCAAAGTAAGCATGGATGTAACGTGAACCATCAAAGTTGACTTGTCCAACGTGATCTGGCTTATAGCGAAGTTGTGGATATGCGTCTTTGAACTTATCAAATACATGACGCTTGATCATCATAAAGCCTGTACCAATCTCAAGAACTTCGATTGGCTCAGCAACTGAGAATTTTTCAGTGCCTGGTGCTGGATTAAACACAAAGTCACCAGCAACTTTTTCCATCTCAGATGGTTGGATCTCAGGATTTTTCTTCACAGCCTCTTTTACTGCTGTCCACTTGATAGACTTTTTAGGATATGGTCCACCAATAACATCCTTATCGAGCGCCATAAGAGCAATTACATCGCGAGGATCAAAGTGAATATCAGAATCAATGAATAGCATATGAGTGAAACCTTCCGCGCGAAGGAACTCATCTACCAAATAATTGCGAGCGCGAGTAATCAGCGATTCGTTAAAGATAAACGAAAAGCGAATCTCAATACCGTACTGCGAGCAGATAGTCTGTAAATCCAAACAGGATTTGACATACATTCCGTGAGACATGCCACCATACATAGGAGTGGCTACAAAGAGTTTGTTTTTGCGTAACTCTTCAACTTTTACTTCTAATTGCATATTAACTCCAGAGTAAATAATTCAACCCAAAGGATTATATAGTCAACCGAAAAGATCATCCAGAGTGCTGACAGCATCTAATCGATTCTTAAATCCAAAATGGTCACACCATACAGAATCAATGGTCTTATCCAAATTAGAATCATATTTTCCAACTTTAACAGGAAGTTGCTTGTATGCTAGTTCCATATATTGTCTAGCAACTTCTTTACGATCAAACATCTTAATAAATTCTAAATTGTGTTCAACAATTTCATTGTATTCTGTTTCGCTCATGTTTAAGAATTGATTACACAAATCACCAAACACTTTTGGTGTGGCATTCCATGGAATCATCAAATAATTTTTACCAGGCTTTAACAAACCAACGCCTTCTTCGTTATCAGAGACTCCAAGATTACGAGCGATAGGAACTGCTCCCTGAATCATTGCGTCAATTACAACGCGATTAAAGTGTTCACCATAAGTCTTAGACCAAGATGGGTCTAGTAGGAATTTAACTTCACCCAAAATTTCATCGCGTTTTTCTTCAGATACAAATCCAATATAAGACATAGTATCTTCTAAAGCATTTTGCCAAATAGGTTTGCCGACTCGATCAGGTGTTGCTTGCGGATCACGTTCAAGTGTACAATAATATTCTGGCTTACACTTATCCTTTGATGCCATGTAAGCACGCTCAATACCATCACCAGCAACAATTACATCGCCATCAATGTAAGGAACAGCGGCAACTAAATCATCAACACGCTTCCATCGTTTAAAAGTTTGAAGCGAGAAGATCTTATTTGTTCTTTTGCTAAATTCAGTTTTCTTGGCTCGCGAAATATCTTGAGGATTTACAATCAATGAGCGAGGAATATCCAGAGCACCAGCCTGATTCAATGCGCTAGGATGTACGCAAGCCAAGCCAGCAATATGCTCACGAAGATGATGAATCCAAGGATAGTTCTTACGAAGATTACCATCATGAACAATGACGATGTGTTTGGCTTTGACTTCTGTGAACATCTTGAGCCAAGACTGCTTACCCTCAGAATCTTGACATTTAAAACCAAAGATTGATTGCCAGATTACTACGTCATAAGAGTTAGCAATTTTAACGAATTTATTCACATCGTCATCATTTATGAATGACAAGTATTCGCCGCGCCATCCCTTACCTTGATGTACAGGGAGACCAGTACCAACTCCAATATCATATCCCTCTTTATCGTAATCTTCTGAAAATTTACCACCAGTTTTTGTGGTTCGAAGATAAACGAATCCAGTTTCATAGCCAAGGTCTTTGAACCCCGCAATCAACTGCTCGGTGTGAGAAATGATACCACCAAAATTGTTAAAGTCATGAACAACAGTCAATATTTTCATAAATTATCCAAATAAATCTTCTAGAGTGGATTCTTTATTATACGCTTCTGAATGATATTTAGCAACCATTTCTTTGCCTCCAACCTTTTCCAAGTAGTCATACCATTCTTGTTCTTCCCACATTCCTGGGCTGATACCATTCCAGAGTTTACGTTGTAATGGGTGTTCAGGATTCTTACGACGCGACTCTACATAATTATATCTGTGGTCTTCATATTCCTTACTTCCCAAGTTTAACATACCTTCACGCAGATAGCATACCAGACTGATGCGTTCAGCAACTTCATCATGCGTCACAATTGGTGTGTTACCATGCATACACTCATGATTGTTTACAAGCAGCAGATCTCCTGGGCGAACATTGATTGCTATTCTGACTTCAGGAAGAACCAAGTAGCCACCAGAATAGTTGCCATTGTTACTAAGAACCAAAAGATTAGAGAGTCCATCTGTAAAATCTCCAGCGTCATAATGTGCTGCTGTTCTAAATGTTTTGTTCACTGTAATTGTTGTAAATACAGTCTCAGGAACCAAAAATGCTTGGTCGATCTTATCAGCAGCAGCACGCTGATTACCCCAACGCCATGGAAGCAATTCTTTAAAACCGCGATCTAGTGTTTGAAGAAACGGGAAAGAAAGCTGAAACTTCTCATATTGGTGTTGCGTATAGGAAGTGGCACGACCATAAGGTATTCGCGGATAGCGATCAAACCAACCAGCAATCCCTGACATTACAACATTAGCATAAGTTGTATCTGAAATGAATGTCTCTTCAATTAATTTAGTTTCAACTTTTCGCTCAGCAACAGTCATCGTGACTGCTTTTTCTAGCCAAGAATTAAAATTGAAATTGTGTTCTTTTACTTGCTGCGTTAACCAAACTAAACCCCGCGAGGAATCTACATCGCCGTATAGTTCTTTGAGTTTAGCGATTTCTTCAGCAACATCAATTTCGATTGCTGTGTACTCTGGTTGTTTCTTGAAAAATTCTAAGACGCGCAATTGATATTCTGATACCCATTCGCGATTACCACACTTCTCGCCTTTTGGTCCAGCAGCAAGTCCACGATTTTGAGATGCTACAGCAGCGTCTCGCAAACCTGCATAGGCTTGATCTTGTTGTTCTTTACTGAAGAAATTTTTACGGAACTTGAAAGCGATGTTTTCTTCGCTTTCGCTTCCAATATAACAATCTGTATCTTCTTCAATTAAAGTGTCATAATTGGATTCATCTACAAATTGTCCTAGAAGATGAGCGCAATCTATCTTATCTTTTGCTATGATTACTTTGACCATGAGAAAACCTCCAACTGTTATCTCATTATATATGTGCAAACCTTGTTTGTCAAGTTAAGTATTTTCCCTGATGCAATGAAACTGGGGGAGCATTGCACTCCCCCCAGAACGATTCACGTTTTTGAATTTGGCTGATCAGCCATTCATCGCGACGTTGATAGCGCGACGATAGAGAGTCTTGCGAGCACGCGACTTTTGACCGCGCTCGAAATACTTCTCAAACTGCTGGCTCGGATTGCCGAGACGGTAGGCAAAAGTCTTCTCGCCACGGCTGGTTGTGGTACGATTAGTGTACACAGAAACACCAGCGTTGCGGAGACGATACACCAAGTCAGAAACGTTCTCAACCTTGAACAAGGTGCGAGCCTGTTTCGTCGTCACTGTATTGCCATCAGCAAGATAGTTATACATTGAATAAATAGCAGACATAACAATTACTCCAACAAACGTCCCTTTCAAAATACGCAAGAGCGGGACTTATCTTGCGCATGACTCTTATTATAACCTAACAAGAGTCAAAAGTAAACTCTTGCGATTAGAACACACCGCCGTTGCTTCTGCGAACAGCAATTTTGTCAAGAGTTTCAAGAACACGTTGTTTGATCTGCTCACTAGACAATCCTTGATTTCGCAACTCTTCAATCTCTAACTCAGAAAATGTCACCGATTCACCCTTATACAAAAAGGTGGTGGTGAGTGTGCTTGGGTCTCTGTGCACGAATA